ACACCCCGGACACCGACGCCCGCACCCACGGCTTGATGTACCACCCGGTCCCGTCGGTCGCGCTAAAATTCGCCAACAGCCGCCAATAGCGCCCGGCCAGGTCCGCCAGTTTTGCCTGCGACAGTTCGAAAATCCAACGGTTCGACGTGTGCGCGCTGCCCCCGGACGACCACGATGCCGCAGCGCCGGAAACCGCCTCGCTCCCCAACAAAAACGGGTCCATCCCCGTCGGGTCGGAGTACACGTTGTTCGCCAGAAAAAACGTCCGCCACGCCCGCCCCGTCACGTCCCCTTGCGCCAGCTCCAGCTTCAGCGGCGCCGGCAGCGTCCCCCCCACCTGCGTCGACGCAATCCCGATCCAGTTGGTCTGGCTCGGCGTCGCATCGTCGTTGGAATACAGCGTTACCGGCGTCGTCACCGGCGTCCCATTGGCCGAGGACGTCAGCGCAATCGCCGTCAGCGCCCCCTCCCAAAAATGTGTGCGCGTCCAATGGATCGCGATCTGCACCGTCGGCGTCGCGTCGCTCAGCCGCCGGGCCGCCGGGTTCTCCGCCCACACCAGCCGACCGTACAAAATCTCGCTGCGGTAATACGTGTCCCCCGTCACCGCCTGGTACTCGACATAAAGACGCGCGCCCGCGTGCGTGTTCAGCCGCTGGCGCGCGTTCTCGAACAACCGTTCGATGGCGTTGACAACCGTGCGGATCGCCGACGCCGTCCCCCGCAGCGTCACCTCCGCCGTCTCCGACACCGTCTCCGCCCAGCCGTCCTCACTCGCGTCCGGCGGCGACGGGAAATAGGTCGCCCCCACATTCGGCGAAGTCTGGTCGTTCAGATTGACCGTCGTCGTCCCGTCCGTCAGCCGCAAATTCATGCGCTACCCCCGCCCGTGCTGGCGGATCTTCTGCATCACCCTGTACGCCAACGCCTCGATGTCCAGCTCGTTGCGGATCACCGCCCCGTCCATCGAAATGATCACATCCGGGTGCCCTCCGGGCGCGCCGGCGGCCATCAGGTCGCGCGTCTCGCCGGCGTTGAAAATCCGCGCCCCCGCCGGCACATACGCCAGCTCCGGCCCCTGCTCGCCCACCAGCGACCACCCGCCCCGCCAGTTGGACGTCCCCAGCGCGTTGCCCGGGATCAGCTCCGGCACAGGACCCGGCCCCCCCGTCTGCAACCGCACCACCGGCGACCACGTCAGCAGCTCGCCCAGCCACTCCGGCCGCGGCACCGCCAGCCGCCCCAACCACGACGGCGACGGGATGCTCGGCCACGACCACCGCGGCAGCGTCGGCCAGCTAAACGCCGGCAACTGCGGCCACGTCCATTCCGGCAGTTGCGGCCATTCGAACGAGAACGAGGTGAGCATATTGGCCGCGTCCGTCAGCGTGCTCCCCACCGCCTCTTCCGCCCCGCCCAACAGCCCCAACATCGTCGGGAACTGTGCGGTCGGCTGCGCCACCTGCGTCACGTTGGCCGCCACGTCCACCGTCGGCAGCGGCCCCGTCGCCGGCGCCACGCTCACCACGTTCGCCGCCACGTCCATCGCCGGGGGAGCTTCCAGGGCCCCAAAGGTCATGTCCAGCCCCGGCCACTGCGCCGACGGGCCCAGCAACGGCGACTGCGCCACCTTCGACAGCTCCGTGTTGAGGATGTCAGCGTCGCGAGTTAGGTCTACGACGTAAACCTGTCCCTTCCGTAATTGCTCGATATAGTCGGCAACCGTAGGCGCTCCAAATTTCTTGGCAACAACATCCACCGCCTCGCCGACCGGCCCGGGGAACATCATCCCCACCATCGTCTTGTCGCCGGCCCATTTCTGCATCTGGAACAGGATCAGGTCTTTGATCGCTTCCCCCACAATCGACCAGTCCACGCTCTTGATCCCCTCGACCACGCCCCCGACAAAATTCGCCACAAACGTGTCCACCTGCGCCTGATAGGTCGTGATGTCCGTCAGCGTGATCTGGTCCATAAAACCCTTGACCAGCGCCGCCGCGCCCCGCGCCAGCTGCGCCACCGATTTTCCCACAGTGACCCCAAACTGCGTCCCAAACTCGTCGCTCGCCAGCACGCCCCCCAACTTCTCCGCCACCGTCGTCACAAATTTGCCGTAGGCCGCGCCCAGCGCCGCCAAATTTTCGACGTTCGTCAGCGCCTCGATCAGCGGCCCCCACGGGTTCATCAGCGCCAGCGCCGCCCCCGCCATTTTCTCCGGGTCGAGCTGCTCCACGCCCGCCGTCCCCAAGTTGATCAGCGCCGTCGCCAGCCCCGCCACCGCCGTCACCGCCGTGGTCAGCGCGTCCGCCTTGATCTCGCCCAGCGCACTCAGCGCAATCGTCACCACGCTCACCGCCGCGCTAAACTGCTGCGCCGCGCTCAGCCCGCCCGTCCCCGCCATCGTCGCCTGAATCGTGTCCAGCGCCCCCTGCGCCGTCGCCAGGCTGCGCGTCAACACAGTGTCCCCGGTCATCAGCCGGTCCAACTCCGCGCGGATGCCCGCCGTGCTGCGCTCCCACCAGCCCTGCACCGCCGCCGGGTTCGCCCACTCGCCGCCCGTCGCCAGCGCCAGCATCACCCCCAGTTTCACCTTGTTCAGTTCGCCCGTCACCCGTGTCGAAATCGACGCCCAATCCAGGTCGAGCTTGCCGATTTGGACGCCCAGTTGCGTCACCAGTTCCGTGCGGATCTGCGTCAACCGTTCGCTCGACAGGTCCACCTTGCCCACCCGCAGCGTAAACGCCCCGGTGTCCAGATTCAACGCCCCGCTCACCGCCTCGCCGATGCGGAGCCGCAGCTCGCTCTGCAACTTGGCAAAGTCGAACCAGTCGCCGATGCTGATGCTCCCCGACCCGACGCCGGGGATCAGCGCCCCCTCGATGGCGTCGCCGATGCGGGCGCGCAACACGCCGCTCTCGGTGTTGTTGACCTCAAACCATTCGCCGATGTTGATCTTGAACCTGCCGGTCGTGGCGTTGACAGTGGCGAACGCATGGCCGAGGGCAATCTGCAAGCTCGGCCCGATGTCGGTATAGTCGAACCAATCGGCCACATTGATGCGCGTCACCGGCCCGGTCGCCAGATTGGTGGCCGTGAACCATTTGCCGATTTGCGCCCGAAAATAGCCCTCGCCGCGCTTGATGTCAATCTTGGGCGTCAAATCCCAGCCCGTCGCCGCTTGGATCCAGCCCTGGAACCGTTCCCACTGCGGCGCCATCGCGGCGACCGCCTCTTGCGTCGTGGTTTTGATCGTGTCCCAGTTGGCGACCACGACGGCCGCCAGCGCAATCATCGCCCCGCCCGCCAGCAGTCCCCACAGCCCGATGGCCGCCATCGCCGTCACCAACGACCCAATCACAATCAGCGCCGGTCCCGCCGCCGCCACAATCCCCGCGATGCCCACAATCCATTTCTGCGTGTTCGGGTCCAAGTTGGCGAACGCGTCCGCAAACTCCAGCGCCCGGTCGGTTATCGGCCCCAGCGCGTCCAGCACCGCGCTCTTGGCCGGGCCAAGACCCTCGTTGATCTTCTGCAGGAAGACCTCCCACTTCACCTTCGCCTTCTCCGCTGCGAACCCGTTGGCGTTGATGCCCTGCGTCTGCGCCGCAAACGCCGCGTCCGTCGCACCGGCCGCGTCCATCATGGCCTGGAGTTTGGTGACGTAGTCGTCCGCCAGCGGCCCCGCCAGCGCCAGCGCCAGCGTCTGCCCCTCGATGCTGGAGATATATTTTTGCAGCGGCACGCCCGCCCGCGTCGCCTCCTCCACAATCAGAGCGATGGTATCCCCCAGCCCTTTTTGTTCGATTAGCGCCGCGCCCGATACCACCCCCTGCCGTTCCAGCAGCTTGGTCATGTCCGCCGTCGGCACCATCAACGCCTGCAACGCGCCCCGATACTGTGTCGCCACCTCCGCCGCGCCGCCCGTGACGCCCGTCCCCGCCGCAAAGACCGCAAACAGCTCCTCCTGCGATATCCCTAGGTTGGCCGCCAGTGGCACCACCTTGCCGATAGACTTCGCCAGGTCCGGGAACGTCGTCTGCCCCAACTTCACCGTGATAAACGCCAGGTCCGAGGCGTGCCGCACCGCCTCCGCGTTCACCGTGTCGTACCCCTTCGTGACCGCTGACGTCAGGTCCACCGCGTCGGTAATCGTCGACAGCCCGGCCGCCGCCGCCTTGGCGTTGATCTCCAACAAGGCCGCCGTCTCCGCCGTGTCGCCGAACGCCGACACCACCTGGTACAGCCCGTCCGCCATCTCCGTCGTGCCCTTGGCCGTGGCGATGGAGGTCTCCTGCACCACCGTCTTCAGCTCGCGCGTCCGATCGATGGTCAGCCCCAGGCTTTGCACATTGCCCATGCGCTCATCCAGCGCCGTCCCCGCCCGGTCCGCGGCCGCGACGATGCCCAGCAGCGGCGCCGTGATCCCCGCCGTCATCCCCGCCCCGATGTTGCGGAGATCGCTCCCGAACTTTCGGACCTTCGCCTGCGCCGAGTTCAGCCCGGAATCCAGCCCGCCAACATCGGCCCCCACCTTGACGATCAGGCTCGCTATCGTCGCCATCAGTCGGTCTCCTCCGGTGCGCGTCTCTGCGGCCACCGCGCCCCCCCTGGGGATCCCTTTGTGCCCTTTGTGCCCTTTGCGTTCTTTGCGGCCATCACCCCGCCCCAAACGCGGCCTTCGCCGCCGCCAACATCCGTTCCGGCGTCATCTCTGCCTCGTCCTCCGGTTCCGGCCCCGCTGCCAGTACAAAATCGGCCAATTTGTAGGCTTTCTGGTTCTTGCCCCGCCACAAATTCGCCATCGTCCACGCCACCTCCGCCGCCCGCAGGTCCGCCCGGCCCTCGCCGAACGGTTCCACCTGGCTATACGCCTGCCACTCCGCCAGCTCCCGACTATCCGTCCGCGCCAGCAGCTCCCGCACCGTGCATCCCAGCGCCAGAGCTAGGCGGAAATAGAATCGTCGCTCTGGTCGCTCGCGGAGTTTTTTGCCAGCTCCTCCACATCCTCCGGGTTCAGCCCGCTCAACTCCGACGCCACGCCAAACACCCGGTCCAGCGCCAGCGCGCTCTTCTTGCCCAGCGCCTCGATGTCGCTAAACTTGAACAGCCGGGCGCCGGCCTCGTCCACTACCGTGTTCGCCACCAGCCGCGCCCGGATATTCGCCAGGTTCTGCGTCACGTTCCGCCCGTTCCGCTTCACGATCGCCGCCTCGAACGCATCCCGCTCCTCGCCCGTCAGCGTTTTCACCCGCACCCAAAACCCCCACTCCGGCACCTCGATCTCGCGTACAGGCAGATCGTCCGCGGATAGGATCTGATCCCTGGTGCCGAATTTCCTGTCATCGGACATTGGCCCCGTCCTCTTTCTCCGTCTCGTTCGTTCCATAATCAACTCCGACCCACCAGCACTATGCAGCGGGTCTCCCCTAGACCACCGTCACCACGCCCGTCGGCTTCAGCGTCACCGTCGCCGAGATCTTGTCGTCGAACGGCGCCGCCGGCTCCAGCCCCGTCACGAACGCCGTAAACGTGATAAACGTCGCCGGCGACGTCGGATACTCAATCGCCCACGATTGGCTCGTGCGCGCCTTCAGATCGCTCGCCAACCCGCCCGACGTCTCGTCGTGCGTCACGTCGTCCGGCTCGAAATTGATGTCAAGCGTCACCTCGCCCGACCGGATGATCCCCGCCACCGCCTCCTCGAACGCGCTCGGCGAGTCGTGCGCCGATACGTCCGCCGTGTCCACCCGCAGCCCCGGCCCGCGAATGCTCGTCACATTGGCGACCGCCGTCCCCGCCGTGCCGCCCCGCCGCAGCTTGCTCCCAAACCCATGAATCCCTGGCATCTCGCCCTCCTAGGCTACATACGCCGTCATCAAATCCGTCATGACCAACTGCTGCCGGGTCTCCGGGTCATAGTCGTCGATCATGTCCATCTCGCTCAAGATCGCCTGGATCTCCACCGACCCCACCGTCCCCTGGAACCCGTCCAACGCCGCCAGCACCGCCGCCGCGATCGCCTTCGCCGTCGCATAGCTCGGGCTGTGCGCCATAAAGCTCATCCGCGCCCACCGCAGACCCGCCGGACCGTCGTGCGTGTGGTACGGTTGCCCGCCCACCCGCGCATAGGTCAAATAGTTCAGCGCCGGGTCCGTCGCCTGCGCCGAAGACGCCGGATAAATCCGCGTCCCCACCAGCGCCGTCACCCCCGCCGTCGCGATCAGCTTTGCATACAACGCCTCTTCGATACTCGCCATCTCTCCGCCTACGCCCGCAACGCCTTCTTCGTCGCCACCCCCATCGCCGCCTGCGCCGCGCCCTTGCTCGAATCATACGCCGGTCGCAGCCACGGCCGCGCTCGCGCCCCCGGATGGTCCACCCACCGCACGTAGCGGTCGCCGATTTTGAGCACCTTCCGGCCCCGCTTGCGAGCCTTGGGAATCCGGTGCCGCCGCGTCCCAAACTCCAGCCATAGCGGCAACTGCTTCCCCCGCCGCATCTTCAGCACGCCCACGCTCACCTCCACGCGGGTCGCCCGTTTCGCCGTCGTCTTTTGCTCGATCTGCGCCGCCACCGCCGCCGCCGCCTTGCCCGCCGCCGCTGTCCCCACCACGTGCGCCCCTGCGTGACAGATCGCCTCCAGCCCCGCCTGCACATCCAGATTGCGCCGGCGCAGCTCGCGGATCACCTCCTCCATCCCCTGAATTTCAATCACAGGCCGCACGTTCATGCCTGCACCTCATAGCACATCACCACCGTCTCGCGCTCGCGCCCCTCCGGGTCCAGCACGGCCAGAATCTCGAACACCCGCCCGTCGACCCGCAGCCGGTTCGTCACCGTGCTCAGCCCGGCGCGATACCGCAATCTCACCTGGTATGGCGCCTTCGCCTGCAACTGCTCCGCCACCGTCGCAAACGCCTCGCGCGCCTGCGCCATCAGCGGCGTCAGTTGCCCCCACACCGTCGCCGTCACCGTCGCGTTCGCCCAGTCCTGCGCCGGCTCGCCGTAGGAATTCTGCGCCTGCGCCGCATATAGGATTTCGACACGTTCCCGCAGTTGTCCCGCTCGCATCACCGCACCATGTAGTCGCTCAAAATGCTCTCCACCGCCATCGGCAGCGGCGTCGCCGCCAACCCCGCGCCCACCACCACCGCCTCCCGGTTCTCGTACCAGTTCCCGATCAACAACAACATCGCCGCCTTCAGCAGCGCCGGGACCGCCGCCGCTGCCCCATATCCCGCCACATACCGCACCGCGATCCCGTTCGCCGCCCGCAGCGTGGCCGTCGGCCAGGCCTCGCCGTACGCCGGCACGATCCGCCCCGGCGTCCCCTGCGTGATCACCTGATACAGGCTCGACGACCACACCGTCGCCGTCCCGTCCGAGTCCGTGTAGGTCACGCTCGTCACGCTTGCCAGCGGCGGCCGCGGCAGGTCGATCTTGTTGCCGGAGGGCCAGGCGTCCAGCGTCAGTTCCAGCGTCTGCGTCACCAGCGCCCGCCACGTCGCGTTCTCCACGCGCTGGCGCGCCGCCGTGATCATCGACGCAATCAGCGCATCGTCCGCCGCGTGGTCCACGCGCAGATGCAGCTTCGCCTCCGCCGTCGTGATCGGCTCCTCCGTCGGCGCCGTGATCACCGCCACATCGCCCGCCAGCAAATTGTCCATGCGCCCCCTCACGGCTACACTAACCAGCCTTGCGCTTGTGTACAGCCGGCGGCGGGTGGGGAGCCCCCTGGGCCCGTCGCGCCTCCGGCGTCTCCGGCGGGCTGACCGCCGCGCTCTCTGCCGCCGGCGGCGCAGGCATCACACGGGCGCGGCCGTCGAGCTCCACCGCCGCGCCCGCCTGGATCAACCGCTGCGCCTCCGGCGTCGCCATCTCCACCACCGTCCCCGGCTGGACCACGCCCTCCGGCCCCGCCATCAGCGTGATCAGTCGTATCCACATTAGTTGTCGCTCCTGGACAGCTCGATCCAGTTTGTCCCGTCAAAGAGCAGCGTCAGCGTGTCGTACTGTCCCAGCGCCGCCGCCGCGCTCAATTTGGCCGTCCCGCTGTCCGCCAGGTTAATCGTCGTGGCCGTCGTGTTCACCATCACCACCACGTCGCCCGCCGCCGCCGCGCCCGTGGCAATCGTCGGCGTCACCGTCCCCGCACTCGACAGCCGCTGATAGCTCCCCGTCGGCGTGATCACGCCGCCGTCCGTCGGGCTGATCACCGTCTGCGCCGCCAGATTCATATCCCCACTGATCGTGAGGTCGCCGCCTACGCTCGCATCGTCCGTCACCACCAGGTCGTCGGCCACCATCGCGTCGCCCGTGGCGCTTACCGTAAACTGATCGTCCCCGCCGGAGTTCTCCACCACCAGCAAATTCGGGTTGCTCGTCTGCGTCGAATGGCCCTGCACGGTCAGTTGGATAACGTCCGCCTGCCCGTCGATCAGCGCATTGTCCGCCACCGTCAGCGCACCCCCGGAGTCCGCCAGGTTCCCCTGGACGTCCGCCGCACCCACCAGCGTCGTCGTCCCGCTCACCACCAGGTCGCCGCCCACCGTCGCATCGTCCGTCACAATCAGGTCGTCGCTCACCGTCAGGTCGGAAATGCTCGCCGTGACGCCGCTCTGGATGTCCAGCGTCGCCCCGCTCTGCATCTCCCACTCGCAGCCCGACCCACCGACCCACTTCGCCCCGCCCTGCTCCCGATAGCACGGCACGCTCGCCTGCCCTGTCACCGGCTGGGGAGCCGTCAACCACAGCCCCCCGACCAGCGCCAGGAGCAGCAGCAGCGCCCCGCCTACTGCGCTCCAATGCTTCATCTCAGCCCCCTTACGCTTCCGCCGGCGACGCCACCATCGTGCTCGCCGCCACCTCAGCCGTCGCCTGCGTGATCGGCGCCTTGCGCGCCCCGTACTTGACGGCGATGCTGTCCCCGAACGCAATGTTGGCCGTCGCGCTGACCAAATTGCTCTTCAGGTAACGCTCCCGCGGCTTGTAGACATCCACCACCAGCACGTGCTCGTTGAGGTCATCGTTCACGGCGCACGTCGCCGCCGCCACCGCC